ATGAGGAATGATATAAATAAACCTAATCCTAAAGAAATAAAACCAGGAGAAAAAATCAATCATGGGTTAAGGTCTGCTCCAAAAACTCAAAGACCACCAAAGCCTCCTAGCCAAAATAAAAATGGATAAGCTATTTGTACAGACAGTCGAGACTATCTCCACTGTCTGTCTTTTTTTTGAAAAGGTAAGTTACCTTACCTTAATAGTGCTTCAAGTTTTGCTTTTGTAGCTGGTCCGTATTTGTTTTCCCTCCTAAGCCCACTGTATAGAATAGAAAATTACACTCATCTGTTTTAAGATGTAAATGTTACCTTAAAAAATTGGAGGATATTATGATTTTATTTATGGGATTTCTCTCTATATTTTCCGCAATCGGAATCGTAATTGGTTTATTTTTTTTATTCTTCAAAAGAACAAGAAAAAAAGGAATATGGATATTGCCATTAAGCTTATTACTCTCCATCTGTGGATTTACTTATATGGCTCAATCTGATGATTCGCCAACTGAGAAAAAATCCATTACCTCAAGCACCTCTCAACAAGATGGACTGGACGATATTTCAACTGAGGAAAAGCAGCAACAAATTAGAAAGGAAGCTGAAGATGCTGATTTCAAAAAAATCAATGTTGATAACCCTCCAGACAAAATCGTTCGTATCAAAGGAAAAGTTTCTGCAATCGAAAACGCCGAAGCTGGAGGAAAATTTATTATTTCATCTAAAGAGAAAAATGGATATGGTGTTTATAATGTTTTTGCCCTATTCCCTACAAAGTTAAAGGAGAACCAAACCATTATCCTTTATGGATCAGTTCAGAAAGAAAAAGCTGAAAATGGAGGACCACTAATAACCGGCCTATTTTATGACAAAACCAACTAATACTTACAATTGTTTTTTCGATGTACCTAGCTCTAGGAGTTGATATTGTGTGACTGATTTTGAGCGCAAGTTATATCAAATCTTTGTAAATATGAGTCTATACGGAAAGAATCCGACTCTTCCCGAACTGAAAAGAAAGACCGGGAAAGGCGAACAGGAAATACGCGAGGCCACAAAAAACCTTATCCGAAAAGGAGCGATTTCTTGGGATAAAGAAAAGAAAAGATGGATTATATAAAAAAGCCCTTCTCAGATGAGAAGGGTTGTATTAGGTACCCACTGGTTTTTCTGCTAATAACATATAAGTTCCGACCGGTTTCTCTGCAACATGAGCATTCGAGCCCGCATAACTAGCAGCTGCTAACGCGCCCAGAACAGCTAAACAAAGAATTACCTTTTTCATTAAACTCCCTCCAACTGCTTCATTTTCCTCTCGGCTAAAATAGCATGATTAGAAAATTCCAGAGCTTCTTGAATATAACCTCTCGCCTCATAATATTGCGAAATGATTAAAGCGAGATCGTGCACACTATCCACATCATTCTGTTCAAACAAGAAATGAATGTTGCTCCTGCACTGATTAACGCTTTCTTCAGGTGTTTTCTGGAATAACTCATAAATAATGTTTATTTTAGCCTCATACACTTTATTCTCTTTTTGATTTAAGTTTTCCTGTGCTTTTTTGTAATAATAAACAGCTTGATCGGATAGTCCCATTATGAAGAACTCTTTTATGATCATATACAGGGAGTTTGTGTAATAAACCGACTCTTTCCATTCATCATTTCTCAATGCTTTTTTCAGAGCATTTATGCAATCTTGTGATCTTTTAGCAGCTGAATAAGTGATACTTAAATTGTGATGAATCATAGCCTCAAAAAAAGGGTCTTCGAGTTGTTTAGAAATTCGTATTGCTTCAAAATAAATATCCTCAGCTTTATCATATTGGCCCAGCTCTGTATAGTTATGACCCACAACCATCATTGACGTCGCAAGCTTTTTTTTGTAATCCTCATTCCTTTTGTAAATGTGCATTGCATCCTTTATATAGTCTAAAGACACGATGTTTTGGCCAAGCATCATATAAAGAGAGGCTACTTTTGAATAAAATTCAGCCGCTTCAATTTCATCTGGAATATTCGCAAGCTTTTTCTCAGCAATTTTAAAAAGACTAATTGCATTGCCGTAATTACGATTGTGCGATTCGTATAATGCCTCAAATAAGAAGAAATAGTATTCGATCATATTGTCTGTTTTTCTTATTTCTTTCTTATGTTTTTTACTGAAATAAGAGTGCTTGTGCTTTGGAAATTCTTTTCCTTTATCCTGGTGGAGCATCATTTTATGTCTCTCTTCAAGTAAAGAATAGTACATCAACACTTCCTGGTCTTCTTCCATTTCATCAAATAGAGCTCTGCTCTCTTTAAAGTATTTCTCGGCAGCCTCCACGTTTTGCTGTTTTATAGCCATATACCATTCATTTAAGATATTAGCAACATACTCAGAAGCAAGTTTACTCATAATAAACCCCTCTTTCTGTCAAAATTCTAAATTCTCAAACAAATGTTAACACACGTTTAACATTTTATGTCATATATAGAAAAAATTTTCGACATAGCGCAATTCTGTTTTCGTGATGACGCAATTAAACTCAAGGGATAAATTACCTAATTTTTAGGGTGTGTAAGAATGGATTGCCTAGGTCTTGTATATCAATTATAAGGAAATGTCCTTTTCTAAACAATGAATTGAGTAAAAATAACTATTCCAATAGGAGTATTTCTGTTATTTGGGTGATCTTAAAGCCGTTAACTTTCCTAAACTATGGTAAAATTTTGAGTATTGAGTGTCGGAAAAAGGAGAATGATATGAAAGTATTTGAAGCCAAATCACTGCTTTCAGAAGCAGATAGACGCGCAAAGGAATACAAAGAATTAAGAAGTCAGATGGTCAATCTAAAAAAAGCCTTCAAAGCCGTAGCTGACTTAGATGACAGTGAGTTTTCGGGAAAAGGTGCCGACAACATCAAAGCATTTTATCAAGACCACGCAGGTGTAGCTGACAATTGGATTGACTTACTTGATATGAAAATTGCTTTCTTGACAAGCATTTCAGGCACTTTAGAGGACGCCAGCTTTTCTGATGCATATATAGAAGAATCCTTCTTAGAACACGAGCTGGCTAACGCCTACACAAAATCAAAATCTATTATGTCAGAACAAAAGAAAGCCATTAAGGATATCTTAAATGATATTGACGATATACTTCCGCTTGATTTGTTCTCGACAGAAACCTTCAAAGACGAACTCGCCGATGCGGAGGACAAGCGCAAAAAAACAGTCGACAAACTAGGTCGCGTGGACGAAGCACTTGTTACTGAATATGCCCAGTCAGAGCCAAACGAGCAATTCATCAAGAAGGACTTCCAAAAGCTTGAGGAATCCACAGGCAAAGGCAAAAACGCTACGCCCATTCACTACAACGCCAAAGCGTACCGTGAAAGTGACATACATAAGAAGAAAGGCGATATTGAAAAACATACTGAAGCTTATTTGACGATTAAGAAGAAGGAAGAAAAAGAACGAGAGATTGAAAAACTGAAAGAAAGACTGAAGAATTATGATTATGCGGATGCCGATGAATTCTATTCAATGGCCAAAACAATTGGGTATGAAAATCTAACAGCAGATCAACAAAGATATTTCACACAGATTGAAAACACAAGGGAACTAATGGCTGGAGCCAAAGGTACTGTTACCGCCCTTTATGATATGACAGCTGAAACATTAGACTATATGGCACACAATCACCCTGTCGACATGTTTATTAATTCTGCAGTTGCAGTTTATCACTATGATTCCACGTTTAACTCAATAAAAGATGCAATAATAACCTCTTATGTTAGAGATGTAAAGAACGGAGACGCAGAATCAACAGCTCACTGGATTACATGTGCAGCAGTAAACATCTTTGCTTTAAAAGGTGCTGGTTCAGTTGCTAAAATAGGAGTGAAAACAGCCGGAAAAGCTGCAGTCAAAAAAGTGTCTAAAAAACTGGATGAAACTCCTGATCCACTAACAGTAATTAAACCGTTTGCCATGCGAGAAGATGTTGTTGTAGCAGGTGGTGTGCCGTATAATGTCATCAACGGTGTGAGCGCAAAAGACAGACTGTTTCAGCTTGCTAAAAAATTAGATGAAACAAGAAAACCATTTACAGGTAAGGAAATAAATCTCCCTTGGTTAAATAAAGAAAAGTATGGTGCTGTTGAAATAGACGGCAAAGTAAAAGTTAAAGGACAACCTAGAGATGTAAGCCGTAGAGTATACACAATGAAAGACATTGATATTAACAGAGTAGACCCAGATACAGGGAAAACGAATCTTCAGATAATGAAAAAAGGAGATGCTCCTTACGCTAATGATGGAACTAAAGTTAATTTGCATCACCTTATCCAAGAAGAGAGTGGTACAATGCTTGAAATACCTGAAAGCTGGCACAACAAATATAGTAAAGTGCTGCATGGCTTGAAGGGAAATGGACAGAGCTTTAGAAATGATCCAATACTTGAAAAACAGTACAATAATTTTAGAAAGAGATATTGGAAATGGAGAGCTAGACAATTCGAGAATCAAGAGTAAGAGGTGATTTTAATGAACTATTCACAAGTTGAGCAATTCATTAAAGAGAATGCAGAAGATGACGATTTTACGGGTGGAATTAGCATTGATAAAATTAATGCTATAGAGGAAAAACTAAACGTTAAGTTACCCAACAGTTATAAATGGTTTCTTGAGAAATATGGATCTGGTGGAGTTTATGGAGTAAATATACTAGGTCATGGTAAAGCTACTGCAAGAGTGGTTACAGTGACTGAAGAATACAGGAAGTACTATGATTTAATTGATGGAATTGTGGTTATCGAATATATAGATGAATTTTCTTATTGCCTTGATACAAACAGAATGGATGATGATGGAGAATGTCCGGTTATCCTTTGGGACAATCAAGAGGGTTACGGTCGAACTGTGGCCCGTAACTTTTTAGAGTTTTTAATGGAGGATCTTGAGGAATCTAAAGAAAACTGGGAAGAAGATGAAGACTGGGACGATTAAGAAAGGATTGCAAATTAGAGCCCCTCAATATATGAGAGGCTCTTTTATTACTTCAATTTCGCTTCAATTTTCGCCTTAGTCTTAGGTCCATAAATGCCATCAGCAGTCAGACCATTTACTGACTGGAACCGTTTGACCGCGTTGGCTGTTTTCGGGCCGTACACGCCATCAATACCGTTATTCTTTGCCCCTTTATCTGGGTAGAAATAAAGAGCAGCCAGAGCATTTTGAATACGCCTTACGTCATCCCCTTTTCGCATGGGGCTTGTTACTCTAATGACACCAGAGGGCAGCGCATATGACGTTTTTTTGCTGCTTGGTTTAGAGCTCGAAGTGCTTGAGCCTGTGAGCTTTAATACTTGGCCGACCTTGATCAAGTTCGGGTTTTGGATACCGTTCAAGCTTTGCAGGGTTGCCACACTCACCCCGTGCTCTTTTGCAATTGCGGAAAGAGTATCGCCTTTTTTGACTGTGTAAGTGCCCCCAGAAGCTTTAGGCGCAGATGTTGAAGTTGTTTTCCCGCCCAGAGCCTTCAATTCTTTTTCAATGGCAGCCTTAACCTCATCCCATCTGCCCTCCGACAAAATACGGTGCGGGCAATACTTGCCGTTCCAATCTTGATGCTTGCGCACACGATCAATACCCCATCCGCGCTCTTTGAGCAGCTGCGCCACAAATTTAATAGTCAATTTTTCAGCAGCGTAGTATTTAGCGCCTCCCGATTTGCTATAACAAATTTCGACACCAATCGACTTACGGTTCCCGGTGCCGTTGGTGCCGTCTCCTGTGTGCCATGCGTTACGATTTAACGGTAGCCCTTGAATAACCTCTTTGTCATCGACTGCAAAGTGAAAGCTTGTCGAGCTTGTATTCCCGATCATATAGCTGATTTCATTGGCAGCTGACGCGTCATTCGCTGTATTGTGGATGGTAATGTATTCAGCGTTCATATAGTTCGGGCATTTCAAAGCGTATTTAGCTTCTGATACAAGATTCTTTTTCACTGAGATTGTCATAAGTGTTCTCTCCTTTATTTTTGATATAGAAAAGGCCGCCGGGTTATCCAGCAGCCTGTTCATCCTTTTCGTTTGTTTGTTCGTTGTCATTTTCGATTACGTGAAGCCGGTCCGTGATAGCAGCCGGAATCTTAACGCCGATCTGTGCAAGGTTCTCCGTAATGGAAAGCCCCTCATTGGCGATATAAAAAAGAACGGTTCCAAATGTCAGGACACCGTTCAGACTGAAAATTGTATCTACGATATTTGCCACGATGACTACCAGGAAGCTGAGCATTTTTCGGACATAACCAAACCATGCGCTTCGGCTCCGCAGCTTCTTAAATTTCCATGCCTTGATCACGCCCGTTATTACGTCAAGAATGCTGAGAACAAGCAGTAAATCAAGATATTTCACACCCCCAAACAGATAAACTCTCGCTAAATCTAATGTTTCCAAATTAATAAACACAGTCGTTTCCTCCATTTCTTGTTATCATCTCCTTAGAGGCAAAATAAAAAAACAGACCCATAAGATCTGTTTTTTGTAATTTATTTATTATCATGTTTTGGAGAATTATCTACTTTGTCTCCCCACCCAGCTGCAGTGGCTTTTTCCATTAATGTTTTCATTGCGTCTAAACTCGGGATTCTAGCTTGTCCTCTCGCAGCTTGCAACTTACCATCAGGCTTTCTCCATATGAATCGATAACCATATCTCAAGGTACCATCATCAAAAATATACCGGCACCACTGAAGACACAACACCCAATCGACGCCTAACTTTGACTCATCTAACAACACTTCATGTAAATCTTGAACCCTTGCTCGTGTCGCCATTTTTCATACCTCCATAAAATGAATTATGAGAAATAATATATCTCATAAACACATTATATGGAGTTAAGACTCATGTGTCGAATGTGTTTTAACTCCAAAACCAAAAAAATATTCTAACTTCCTAAATCTATGACAACCGGCTCTGTAGCTGGATAGGTCAGGCCGGTGATTTGTTTATATTGGTCTTCTGTGATTCTCTTCAAGACAACAAAACGGGCGACATCAGCGTTTGTGTAATACTGTCTCCCCCATCCATAGATGGTTTTTACATTTGCAAACCAATCCATTACGCTTCCCCTCCTTCGGCCAGCATCATTAATAAGTCCGCGATCATTTTCGCCTGCGTCTCAGCCTGATTTTGCGATTCTGCCAGCTGGACCATGATTGCGGCATTCTGAGCTTTTAACACTTCAATAGGGGATTGATCTTCCACGCTCTGGGCATGATTCAGAATTTCATCTATTTCTGCTTTTGTAGCACCCTCAATCCATCCCCGTAAGACCGGATCAAATTTCGGTTTAAAAAGGGAAGGAGTGGCCGGAGGTTCAATTTCTGTGCAAAAGCCCGGAATAACATAATTACCGGCACCGTCTTTTTCGTAAACCAGAACTGGCTCAATGAACATAAAATTTTCATCATACTTATAAACCTGTTTCAACTTTCCTCCTCCTTAATCTAACGGTATCGGGTTAACATCCATATGATAGCCTGTAACTGCGCTATTATCATTGGACATTAAACCGGTCAATTTTAAATCTCCAGTGCCATAAACAATGAGCTTGCAAATCCCTGTTATTCCTGATGTCGATACCAAAACAACTGCTCCATTACTTGGCACCACAGAAGAAGGAATGGAACCTATTACAACCTCCCGGGGTGCTGTGATGTGACCTCTTAGTAAAAGCAGCTTCCCCCACTTGGCATATTGAAACGGCCTGTCTCCATTCGTTGCACCATTTTTCAGTGTCACATTCTGCCACGTTACTGACTCAAAATCCTCGCTTGGGATAAGTCTTTTCCATCCCTGCCAATACGTTGTACTGCCATCATAGTAGTTTGTAAAGACATTATTCTTGTAATCTGTAGCGTAAACCCATCCATACATACCTTTCCCGTCAGAAGATAGGCCTGTGAGATGGAATATCCCTCTTATTGAATATGTTGAAGGAGCATTAACAGCTTTTCCATGCGCGTAAAATGTACCCATTGTCCTGCCCTGATCAACTATTTTTTGGAGTATGTCCTCTCCCTCATTCGCGGCGATTGACACACCGCCATGATCTGCGGTTATTTTTGATAATTGAGCACCATTCCACTTATCTTTTTCGGTTTTTGATACATGGATATCTGTTTTATTGGCATGTGCATCGACTCTCTTTTGAGCTCCTTCCACAGTTTCTATCTCAATCCAAGGTGTCCACGTTTCCCAGTCATTTTTACGGATTCGATTGAAGGATTTCAAACCATTCGTAGCATCATACGCAGTTTGAACGAGCGTATTTCCATAACTCATAACCAGGAGAAAGCATTGGGTCAAGCCTGGCCCGTGTAAACCAGCATTGTATATCAGATACATCCCGGTATCAGTTAGTTCATTATAATCCGTTGCTTCACTGCTGGCTTTATAAAATACCCTGCCATTATCTTGCGTTAATTTATAGAGCTGCCCGGCATTCCATTTGTTCTTATCGTTTTTTGTGACATGGCGCTCATTGTTTAAATTATGTGCTCTAAACTCATAAAAATCAGCCTGCTTGACGTTATCAACGTTTCCCAAGCCTACCTGACTTTTTGTTACACCATGAGGGTTGGACTTGTGATTTATATGGGTATCTAAATTAACCTGAACAGCATCAGCCTTTTTCTGTGCCCCGTCTTTGGTTTCAATGTTCTCTAAGTCCTCAAATTTTTTCCGCAGCTCTTCAACCGTCTGGATGGTTTCGTTATAAAGCTCGTTGATCTTATTTTTTAAGGACTCAAAATCATCTATATAGTACTCCACACTCGGCAGGATAGCAGTGTCAATCAGTGCTTTCTTAATCTCAAAAGAAAACTGATGAATCGACATTGCTTGCTGATTTGTGTATGAGACATCAAGCTCAGCTTGAACGGTCCCAACGTGTCTGATTTCTTCATCAGATAGAACATACGTCAGCCGGCCGTTCAATTTATCAGTGATTTCAATATTTCGAACAAATCGGCTGCCGTCAGACATTAAAAGGACGAGCTTCACCACTGCCGCGGATAACGGAAGGGGAACCCCGTCTTTCATAAGCTGGAAAGATAGTTTTGCTGTCCCTTTGTCTTGAGTTGTATATTGGATGTTTGTTTGTACCGGACTTTTGCGCCGGCCATTGATCGTAAAGCTAAGCGATTCATCTTTGTACGGCATATTGTCCCTCCTTTACTCTTCTATAGAAGGAGATCCTTTGTCAGCCTGTCGGAGCCTTTTGATCTCATTCATTTCCTCTTCTGTTATCTTACCTTGATCGACAGCCATAGAAAGAAGCTCCTCCTTGCCGTCCCAATATCCTGATAGATAACACGTCTTGATGGCATTATAAAAAGGGCTGCTCATCCCGCATCACCCCTTACCATTGTTTCAAGTATATCCGCAACAGCTTTCAGCGCCTTTGCCCCGTCGCTTTCTTCATCTGAATCAGCTGTCTCAAGAGCCTCGATGTATTCAGCCGATGCGCTTTCTATCCACTCTGTTCCCGTCCATTTGGCCTGCACCAAGTCATCCGGACTGATCTCGGTTGCATTTTCCGGAACAACACGCTTTACGTTTCCGTCATCATCTTCGATGTATTGAATTTCAACCGGGCAATCATAAATATAGTTTTCATCATATTGATAAGCCCACATTTGTTTATATTCCATATGAGACACCCCTTTTTAATCCAGCTTGATGATTTCATCAATATAGGTGTATGTTGCATTCGATGCGCTTTTTGCAAACAGCCCGAGTGCAGAGATATTTCCATTTGATCGAAAAACAATCTTTCTATCTCCTGTTGTACCGGCTACAGGGCAGCTTTTATAGGTATTCTTTTTAGGCCGGGCGCTGGCAGGCAATGTCGCAAAATCAACGCCGTCTTTCTGTGGAATGGTAACTCGGCCCCTTACAAAAAGAAATCCTCCCTGTACTGCAAATTGTAGACGATAGTTGCTGTCAGGATTCTTTGCACCATTCTTTAAAGGCAAGTCTGCCCAGGGCAGCTTTCCACTCGCTGAAATCTCTGACCAATCGCCTACATTACCTGTATTTGTAACAACTCGGGTTAAAATTTTAATTGGACGCGCTGTTGCATTCCTGGTTAACGTTTGAATGACTGAGCCGGCGCGATCTGCTGGCGCAATGTTTAACCACCATCCGGCGTTACCACTGTCCGGATGATCCGAAAGCGTCTTTGTTTCTGTTGTCAGCATATAGTAAAAACCGGGTTGCCTGAATTCTTTTAAGGACTTTAGGCCGTCCGGAAGCCGCTTTGAATAGCCATTGTTTTGAGTGAGTTTATACCCTTGATACCCTTGGGCTAAATCAATACCAAATTTGGCTGCATTCTCTTTTGAATGGTAGGCGTATACCTTTGCAAGTCTTTTTCCAACGGCTCCCGTTGCCACACCTGCGAAGAGTGATTTCTTCCCTGTCTTCGGGTCCTTGTATAAAAAGATTGACTCAGGCTCTCGGAAACCATCTTCGTATTTGCCATCTGGCCCATAGCCAAAATTACAGGAGATACGCTTTTTCAAGCTTCCATCCTTAAAGCTAAATTGCGTGATTTCACATGGATACGTTTTGTTATTGGTGTCCCCGGTGTACCAGTACAAATCGTAGCCATCTATTGTGAAACCTTGGAGATAAAACAAGTCATTTGGAATGATTACCTTCCCAAGCACTTTATTTACGCCGTTTTTTACATCATTTAATTTCCTGAGCTCTACCAGACTATTATCGTCTTCTAATCTGATTCGGAACGCAATAAAGCCATTTTCTCTATCAATGACAGGAATCGTATAATAATCGTTGAATTTGTTATAACGTTTAATGCCTCCGCTGCCACCGTTCAATGTGGCACCCGCTGTATAAGGGAAACGCACAAGATCATTTCCGACAGTGTTTCCGTTTGAATCGACAACATTATAGTTTGACCAGATATACATTTTCCCGTTTTCCCGTTCCAGTCCAATTGTGGTACCGTGTCCGCCATGAATGAGTGTCATGCTGTCTAGCATCACCCCGTTTTGATTCATCCGGGTAATGGTGAAACTTTCACTTTTATCTTGGTTTCCGCTGGCAACCTGTGTGGCGTAGATATCGCCAGTCAATTCATCAATGACAAAACACTGAAGCACCGTCTTATCTGCTAAATTCAAGTTTGTATGATAAACCGGGGGAACGGTTGTAAAGTCAAAAGACATTTCCTTCTGAATCATTGAATCCAAGTTTTCGAGATCAGTTTCGTTTGCGACAAGGTGATCACGTAAAGATGGATAGACTTTCCCTCTTTTATCTACACGAGCATCTATGGTTTCTTTTATATTGGTCCCATCTGCTTCTAACACAATGTTGCGGAGCCGCGCTTTCGCTATTTCAATTTCCTCGTAAACTGTCAGCCCACTGCCATGGGCCACCTGGGAAGACGTATGAGCAGTCACAGCCGATTTATGATTGGCAATGGAATTGGATAGTCCATTTAATTCATTTTCAATGCTTTCCAAGTCATCACGCTGCTGTGCAAGATACAGTGAGTCTTTTGTAGAATCATAATCTTTTATTAATCTGATCACCATGAGATCACTCTCCTTTCAAGAACAAAACAAAAAGCACCCTGGTAAGAGTGCTCATATCATCATTCTTAGTTTTTGCATATATCGCTTTTGATCTTTCAATCTCTTCTCTTGCTCCATCCGAATGTCTTGAATATCTTTTCGGAAATTGGCAAATGTCAGTGTCGGTTTTGCGTAAGGGTTCAGTGGTTTATATTGAATGGCTAAAAGACGGACATCGTCTTCATACGTGACACCGTAAGACGTATCAGCCAAAATATGCAGCGTGTCACCTTTCCAGAAATCCTCTTGTATCTTTAAAAGCTTCGGCTCGTAGATGTATTCATAATCTACTTCTATTTCCGTCTGTGGATATGGATTGACGTACTTTTTCAACGCGGCTAACATACTGGACTCTTTTTTATATTTTTCATCCCGCAATGGTTCCGCCCATCTTGGCATACCATCAATCAAAAATTTATCTTCGTCAGGATGCTTGTACAATACCGGTTCAAAAACATACTCCGTTTTTTTGCTGTCTGTGCTGCTGTTTTCTTTAATTGCACCAAAACCCCTCGCTCTTGTGGAACACCCTTGAGTAGAGGTTTTGATTGTGATACCAGGCATATTATATCGAGTATCAAGTGTATGATTTATTCGTTTGCCCATTTTCTTATACACGTAGACTTTATAATTATCGACATCTAATTCTAAGCCATAGTCTTCCACAATTTCATCCATCAGATCATTTCCGAATCTGTCACCAAAATTCTCTTGTTCAACGCTAGAGAACTCACTTTCTTTGTCCATAAAGATGTACCTTAATTTTGTGCCTTTAAAAACAAAATCAAGCATCTTCCTGACGGTAAACGTCCCACTGATCGTATCTTCCACATAGTGATTGTTTAGTGTCACAACGTAGACGTGGCTTGCCGTTACTTTTTTCGAAAGTGTTCCTTCCTGGTTAATTGCAATATCCGTGATGAAATACTTTTGATGATTGAATTTTTTTTCATCAAGATAAAGAATGTTGTCATTCACAAGCAAATCATATTCTGTACCATTATCAGCTGTCCGTGTGATTGTGAATTCAATGTCCTTTTTCCCTGTCGTATCGTCTAATAAGTCCGGGTCAGCGCCGATGACTTCAATAGCTTGTGAATCGTCCTGACTCGCCACATGCAATTTTGGTAAATATACATCTTTAGGGAGACTCTGATTTAGCGTAATATCTTTTCCGTCATACTCTTTGCTCGGCAGGTCTACGATCGGATCAGGATTACTAGGTTCATCCGGATTGTCAGGCAACCCCTCAGTTGTATCGTATTTGGTTAATTTATACGTGAAAATAATGCTATTGAGCTTTGTTGCATAATTTGGATCAGTTGCATATCCAGCTTTTACGAGCGCAGCTGTAGCTTTTTGATAATCTGTCTCTCCGACAACCGCCCTGTAATGATTTTTATCCCAGCTTACACCATTGAGATACAGGTTAGCTAAGTCGTCAATAGACTCTTTCCAAGAGGGATATTTTCGAAACTTTGCCGGAACCTGAACATTTTCACCGTTAATGACTTCCCATGTCATCATTGTGACATATTGTCCCTTATACTCGCCTTTCATGCCGAATAGGTTGTGTCCTTTTGTTGCAAGTTCACTTGTTCCCCATGCACTCTCAAGACAGCCCTGGGCAATGATTAACGAAGCAAGAATTTGATGGTTTTTATAAACTCTTTGAGCGTCGGCGGCTATTTGTTTAATGAAATCTTCTTTAGCCAAAAAACCACCACCTCTTACAAATAATAAAGCCGAGTATCGAATTGGATGGTGAAGTCACTTGTGTTCTGAACTTCAAACTCATTCCATCCTATTTCAAGACTCGGCAGCCGGCCAGATGTTTTAATCGGCGTGTTATTAATGATTGTATATTGTTTGAGAAAAGAAACCTGCTGACTTTTCTTTAGTTCCTGTTCAATCGTAAGCTTTTCGTCATTAGTATTATTGATCAATGTTACATTTTTACCTGCAGCATTTAACAGAACATTGTAATCATGATCCAGTGGATTTATCTGCACATCACCGGGATTAAACACAGAGAAACGTTTCTGATTCTTAAAAGAATAGTTCAATTGATCATTAGGCGGGATGTTCATTCCAAAAGTCCGCTTTGCTCTAGTGAAATACTGCTTATCTTTTGTTGTAAAAGTTGATTCCGCCATCCCTGTAATATTAGTGAACTCAACAGAGAAATCGTTATAGGTTTTCTCCTTCTCTTTTTGGATGCTGAAATTCCCGTCACAAGTGACAAGGAAACGACGATTCGGCCAAAGATCAGAAGAAATGTAATAAGGAAACGGCTTAACCAATAGGGCATATAGCTGATGCCGGTACATATAAAAATTTTCATGCTTGAGCGCATTCAAATAAAACTCAACATTTATTTTTCTTTCCCCGTAAGTCACATCGCGTGGATGCTGCGGTAAAATCAAACCGTGCCGCCGAGGGATCGTAATTGTTTCCCGATTAATATTCGGAGCTTCCGGCAAAAAGCTTAATACTTCAAATTGAGGGAGTAAGCTGTCAAGGCTTTGCTCCCCTAATCCGTTATTGAAATCAATAAACAGTTTTACCATGCAGGCTTACCCCCGTTTCTATAACGTTTTTTGTTATATCGGTCCGCACTGGTTTGATCCAGTTTAGTCCCGTCTATATACGTGTGATTGTCTTTCAAAACAAGCTGCTGTAAAAGCTGAATGTTTTGCTGTAGAGCATCTATCTGCTGGCTCATCATGCTGATTTGCTTCTCTTGATTCTCAACCACACGGCTCATGTCAACATTCACATTGGTTTGCGGCTCTGCCTCGACTTTAGCCATTGAAGCTTTTTGAAGCAGTACAAGGGCCTTTGAAATCATCCCTTGTTGAAGTGACGGAAGAACACCAAGCTCACGTCCTACACGTGCCCATAAACCGATGTTGCGTTCTCGATACGTCGGGTCTGTTGTGATTGTAGTTTCATCAAAGCCCCGTTCGTTTAGAATTGCCCATTTAGAGCCACCGCGCCCCGGAGAAGTCCCTCCTTTTGCATATCCCACATACGGCCCGCCGCGAGCCATTGACTTCAATCCAGGGTGATTAGATATATCCCCATAGCGACCTTTAATGTAATTGATTGCAGCCAGTATATTATCAACTGGATTAAGAATGTTATTGTGTCCAGGAAACGCATTAGATGAAAATGTACTCGGGATAGTCTGCATCAGCCCACGAGAAGGATGACCGGCTCTTGCATTTGAGTCAGTAAGGTTTATTGCATTGGGATTTCCGCCAGACTCTTTCATTGCAATGGTGATCAAGCCAGGAACCCATGAGAATGGTACGCCAGCAATGCCAACTGCTTCCGCTACCCATTTTTGAACCTGGGCAGAGCCTGTCGCTCCCTTATAGGCATCTGCTGTGAAAAGCCCGGCATCCGGAAGAATGCTTTTTAAAAACTGACCAGCCCCATTTTTTAATGTTTGGAGGATTCCAGTTCCTAATGAGTCGACACCTTTTCCTGACTTAAAAGGGATAAATCCCTTAAACAAGTTCTTAATCATTTTCTCAGGGCCGTTCAGGATCATTTCCATAGCACCCGATGCAACATCTTTCGCTTTATTGACAACACCCTTCCCTGCTGAAATGGCTCCTTTCACAAGCTTCTTGGAACCATTAAGGGCGTCTTTGAAGAAGCTGCCGACACCGCCTGCATAACCAGGAAGACCGGTTGCCATAACTTCTTTTGACTGACTATGTGGGAGAACCGATGTACCACGCGGTAAATCCCAAACCTGCGGGCCGCCCATTCCAACCACATAAGTTCCGATGCCTGGTGTATGAGCAAGTTCAAAACCTTCTTCACCGACTAACGCCCTTCCGCCAGGATGAAAGTCTGTCCCTTTTGCATAGGCCCTGCCTGGCGCTACCTGCATTTCAGAATTGCCGCTGTACCCTTTAGGCTTCCATTCAGGAATGGTGGGAATGTGCATGAACTCAAGAACAGTATTGATCCCGCCGGTAATTTTATTAACAACTCCTGCTAGATCAACGAGAAAAGTATCCCATTTCCCGAGCACTTCCCCTGTCTCCCAATCTACTTCCTCTAAATGCCCAGCAGCCTGCAGTTTCGCTTCACTGACCACGCCTTTATGGGTTTTTTCAGCCTGTTTCACAACCTGATCTTTTTGGCTCTTCGCAGAGCTAACTGTATCATCATGCTGTTTTTTAGTGATAGAACCCTTGACGTAATACTCTAGATCAGCGTTTTTCACCACTTCTTTATATTGCTTTTCAGCATTCTTGACCACATTGTCTTTTGCTTTTTTGCTGTTTTTAACTGTGGCTGCTGCTTCTTTTGCAGAAAGTTGAGTTTTGTTGTCTTTCAGTTTTCCAGCGATAATTGTCTGCTCCTCTTTACTTTTAGTAAGAGCAGATTCAACATGGCTATTCATTTTCTTTATAATCTGTTCTATTTCCTTACGTTCGCCATCTGTAATATCTCGGTGATCTTTAGCAGCATTTTCCCAAATCTTTTTGATGCGCTTTGTATACCCCGATATCTCTTTATGCTTGTCCTTATTGTTGTCTTTGATATTCTGTAATGTTTCTGTCTTCTCTTTTTCTGACATTTCTTTATTAGAAGCATAAAAATCACTTAACACTTTTAAAGATTTATCAGTGCTCTTTTGATAGCCATCAAGAATGGTTTGACCCATCTTTTCATACTCACTGGACATGTTATCAGCAATTTTTTTCGTGATCTTTTTGTTTGTTAAATAGTAATAATTTAGCTTGGCACCGACTATGGTGTTCATATCTTCATAGGCATTAATCGCTTTCGAAGTGGATTCAGACACCTTATCGCCAAAGTCGATAGTCGCCGGCAGCACCCTTTTCTTCAAGTTGTCGTAATACTTAAATCCTGCATCAGCTAAAAGGGTGACACCAGTAACAGCAATTCCGATTGGACCACCAAGCAAACTGAGCCCACCGCGCAAAAGACCGACAATCCCGGCACCTTTTTTTAGAATGTTAAAAAGACCGAACCCACTTTTCGCAAGTTGCATAAACCCGCCAGCACCTTTTACTGCATTCACTCCAGCTTTTACGATCCCTGAACCGAATTTGATCAGTTCAGGAGCAAAAGAAAGGATTAATCCGGCGATCGTTCCAACTGGTCCGCCAAACAAGCTCAGGCCAAGACCTGCTACACGGGAAGCGCCACTAAGGCCACTCATCGCTCTTGCGCTTCTGGTTGTCGTTTGTTCAAGCCGTCCTACCCTGGTTGTGGCAAGTGCAGAGGTTTGATGAAAACGGTCCATTCTTGTGGATGCTACTGCCGCAGCTGTTGAAGTGGCAGTCATGCCCGCTGCTGCTGTTCTTGAAGCTGTGCCGGCCGCAATCGCCTCAGCAGAATAAACAGTTAGACTTGTAGAAACACGGTTCACATTTCCGGTTAAATAAGCCCCAGCTGTGCGAAGCATATTCCAACCCGCAGCCATTTTAGGAATAGAACCTAATGTCAGCAGGAAAGCCCCGCCCAAGAGCGAGAACACAGTGACCGCTGCACCTGTAATGGCAATCGTGCTCGCCACTGAAGAAGGCAAGGAATCAAACCATGTCACAGCACTTGTAATGACGTCTGTAGTAGCACGTATCACTGGGATAAATTGATTTCCAAGTGTAATAACAGCGTTATTTGCGGCCGACTTTAGATATTCAAATGAACCGGCCAGGTTGTCCATTTGCTTATCAGCGATTTTCTCAGCTGTGCCGCCGCTGTTTTCCAATTCTTTTGTGAAGTCTTGGAGTTTATCCTTTCCAGCGTGCATTAAAGTAATGAAGCCTGATAGAGCATGCTGTCCGGCAAGCTGTTTGGCAATCCTGATTTGTTCTGTCTCCGTATAGTCTTTGGTTTTCTCGTTGATTTGCCCTATGATGTCCGCTAACGGACGCATTTTCCCAGTTGAATCCGTTACTTTAAGCCCCAGCTCTTCGATTGCCGATGCTGCTGGCTTTGGAGGCGCAGCCAAACGAGTTAATGTTGAACGCAAAGCTGTTCCGGCCATATCAGCTTTAATCCCGCTGTTCGCCATGATCCCGGTTGCCGCGGCCAATTCTTCCATGCTCACGCCCGCGGTTTTTGCTGCGGGAGCCGCATATTTCATGGTTTGCCCAATTTCCTCAAGCCTAGCGTTCGAATTGGTAAACGTATAAGCCATAACATCAGCAACGCGGTTAGTGTCCTCTGCTTTTATATGAAACTCCGTTAAAATGTCTGAGACAATATCAGCTGTAACACCTAAATCGGTTTGCCCAGCTGCAGCTGTTGCCAATAACCCAGGCATTGCGCCGATGATTTGATTGGTTTTATAGCCGGCCATGGCTAAATACTGCATTCCTTCGGCTACTTGACCATCTGTGTATTGTGTTACGGCCCCAAGATGGCGGGCAGTTTCAGTAAGCGCGGCCATTTGGTCATCTGTTGCATTTGCTAACGCTGCAACCCGGCTCATTTCCTTTTCAAAGCTGGCTGCAGCCTTAACAGTTGCCCCTATGCCAAGGGCTCCAACCGCCCCTATAGCTGTCAGCGCCTTCCCTGTTTCAGTCGCTGAATTATAGACAGCCTTTAATTCTTTTGATACTTCTTGTGAATCCTTTTTAAAGACAGAGAAAACACTTGCAGCCCGGCTCGTGTTTCCTGACAAGGTTTCATATTCTTTGCTGACTTGCTGCAGTTCTCTTCCTAAATTTTGATGAACAGCTATTGCATCATTTAAGCGCCGAGCTTGGATTTGTGTCTCGCGGTTGTCCTTTCCTTTTTGACGGGCCAATTCATCATATCTCTGACGGTGTTCTTGAACTAAACGGCCTTGAATCTTATATTTATTATTTAGCCCTTCCATTTGCGACTGAAGGAGCTTCGTTTGGTCACCGGTATTCTTATAAATACTGCCGGCCGCCTTCATTTCTGAGTTTGCCAGGCGCATTTGCCTTTTTAGGCCTTCAATACCTCGATTAAAACCTGTATCATCAAGACCTACTTTGACAACCATGTTTCCTATTGGTTGAGCCATATGTAAACACCCCGCTTTCCTGGCATAAACTCAATAAAAAAAGACAGGTGAGTACCTGTCTAAAAGATTTGATCAATTGTTACTGTCTTAATTTTTGGTTTATTCTTTTCAGCCAAAACCTCTAAGTAATGGTAAATGTCCATGTTATCTATTTCAGTCATTTTCCATCCTTGTTCAAGCAGTGTGGAATAAATTTCATTTATTTGCTCGATTCCTCTTTCGTAGGTGTATTCATCTCCGTCTTCTCCTGCAAAAAATCTTGATCCACTTCCTCAATTTCTTTGTATCCAGCTACCTCTGAGAGAATTCGGCTGACTTCTTTTGTCACTTCAAATGATTGTAGCCCTTCGGTGAACTCGTCATAAGTGAACTGGTCACGGAATATTTTCACAATAAACTGGATTTGTTTTTCTAATGTTTTGATGCTCTTTTCAAGATTATCTGATGTTTTTTCCGCTTCAGCATTTAATCTCAGCGCTTCAAGAAGTGTCTTTGTATTTGTTCGCGGTGCAATAAAAGTTTTAAACTTTTTTTCGTCTTCAAACCACAATTTGATAGAAATATGTTTCTGAGCCATAATGACTCCTCCTTTTGGTTAAATAGATTTAAACTAAATAAAGAGAAGCTTTTCAGCTTCCCCCTTTTATTTCCCAAGATCAGCACTTACATTTTCTTCTGTGTCTTGTTTATTTTGATAAGCGTCCCCAAAAACTGCCTTATAAAAGTGATCTATATCGAATTTTTCTCCATCTTCATCCGCAACGATTTTGAACACATCGTCCTGCTCTCTATCTACGAATTCGGCTGAAAGTTTGATCGTTTGGAAATCCGTTTTATCTTGTTTTGTTTTCCATTCATCCCCCGGCAAAGAGAATCTCCCTTTTACCAAGCCCACATGACGAGACTTGCCGTTTGCTTTAGGTCCTTGAAACGTCATCGCAACCCAAGGAGGAATGATATTTTTCTTAAACAAGTACAATCCGTTTTCATCTTGTTCAATTCCAAGTAATTTTGAGAGAATCTCCATTGGCAGATCCCGCATTTCAATGTCTAATTTAGTTGAACCAGTTGAAACTGCAAGGTCGACAAGTTTGTCATCCGCATATTGTTTTTCTGTGGATGTTTCTGTTTCAACTTTCATATTGATTGCAAATTCATAGTCAAGAATTTCTGTGGGAATATAAAATTTACCCGCCTTTTTTAAAGGCGCAAATTTCACATTCTTCAAACCTGTCACTGAACTGTATTCAGGCATCTTAAAACCTCCAATTATAGTAAAATGTTCGCTTCGAACCGATATCCTTTTCGGATAAGACGTTCTTTTTGTAAAAATTCATTGATGGGGAAAGTTGTCTGGAAGTCCATCCTGCCCATTACGTCCACAATAGGGACAAAAATAGGATCACATGAACTATTGTGATACACATCAATCTGATAAACAGCACTGTCTTGTATCGGCTTCCCATCAGCCCATTTAGTTGTTCTGTAGTCTATCTCCTGAACCACAATATAAGGCGGATTACTTTCTACTCCTTCTGGCACAGCCAGCTCATAAATATTTGCAGGCTCTACCAACGATAAAAGCGCCGGATTAGTTTCCAGCGCTTCAAATACCTTGTCCTTTAATTGCATTGATCTTTCGATGAGGTTTAAAAGACTCATAGCTTATACCCCGCCTTTATGACCTTTTCCATAGCATCAAGCATCTTATCATTCGCCTGAATCATACTGTTTCGAATAAAAGGATTTGCTGCCTGATGAATGGTCCCAAACTCCGGCAAGTGAACACGGAATTTAGTGTCCTTTGTTGGGCCGACAACCGCATATATTTCTCCGTCTTCATCTCGCTTTATCCTGTTTCCAACAATAATGTCCTCGTCTATGTGAGGGTGCCTCCCCCCAATAGCTGACCGCGGAGCATTATCATTGATTACTTCCGCCAATACAGCACCGCCTGCTTTTACAGTTGCTTTATGGATTTTTTCGTCCTTACGGGCTAAGTCTGCGAATGTAGATTCTAGTTCTTTAAAACCCTTCAATTCCAGCTCAAAATTCATCAGCTCACCACATTTGCTTTAATTGTAATGAAATGCCGGCGAGAATAGTTAGGCAAGATCGACTCGATTTCATAAGCTTTTTCACGAAAGATGATTCGCATATGTTCGTCTATGTCTTCACGATGTCGAATTGTAAATTCCACTGTCTTTTCCTTCTGGATCGCAGCCGCAGCATAATATTCTCGGCCTTTTAAACCTTCAGCTTTAGCCCAGCATTCAATTACCGTTTGCCAGCTGTCCTTTCCATCCACAGGCAGGCGGCCAGTAGGCTTCTTTTTCTGAAATTGAATCCGGTATCTCATATCATTCAGCATCAGACTGAGCCTCCGGCAATGTATATTTCAGTTGATTGATCATACTAGTCAGTACGCCATCCAGGTTCGAAGTTGTGCCAGCAATTTCTCTGTTTTCATACCAATGAGTAACGAAGGCTTTCACACACATTGCTGCCCTGGCTGATTTATTCGGGAATGTAAGCCCCGTAGCAGAAGTGATGTATTCTTTTGCCGATGCAATAAAGTCTAAAATCAAATCATCCTCCAGATCACCATCAACCCGGAGGAACTTTTTTGCCTTCTCTAATTCAACTTTTTCTTCTTCTGTCATTCGACATCACCTGTCTTTCATTCGGCAGAAGTTGAAGGTTTCAGCTCATCAATTTGTTTTTGAAGCCCATCTAATACGTTTTTCACTTCACTATTTAAGTGGTCCATCATAACGCTGCCCGTTCCAATGTTAATGCTGCGGACTGATTTTTCTCCCAGCATTTCATGTACAATAGATTTTTCGCCGATAACAGCTGGATCACCCTTGTCACCCTTTGGACCTTGGGGACCAGGCTCACCTTGTGGGCCAGCATCTCCTTTTGGACCTTGAGGACCAGTGTCTCCTTTATCTCCCTTTGGTCCCTGCGGACCGGTATCCCCCTTAGGACCTTGAGGGCCGGGATCACCTTGAAGGCCTTTAACATAGAGAGGATTTTGCTCGCTGTTGTCCGCGATAGAGACATCTGTAATAGGTTCCCCTGATCCATTGTCTCTTGCTGATGTTTTTGCTCCATTACTTTCATTTAGAAAATCTGCCATGTTAAATCAATCCTTTCGTTTTTTTATTTACCTAGGTCCGCAGATTCAGTCGATGGAGTTTCCACTTGTGCCTCTTCTCCAACAACAAGGTCAGTAACGATGACGGCAGCTTCTGGATCAACAACTTTCCCGTCGAAACGCTCAATACCTCGGAAATATGTTTGGTCAGTGAGGAATGCGTCTCCGCCCACGTCAGTTGATTTAATTTCAAATTTTTCACGGTCAAACATGAAATAAGCACGTTCAAAATCACCGAAAAGAATATGAGTCTTTTGTGTCTTGTCGTCAGTTACAATTTCGTCATAAACCTCAACCGGTCGTCCGAACAAAAGGAAGCTGTCTTCGTCTCTAGGATCTTGAGCTAAGATTCCTCTGCCGTTTTTATCTTCAATGTTTGCCAGGGTTTCAAACGCTTCAGTATTCATAACCCACTTTGCATTTTTACGATATCCGCGTTTAATCTGGTTTTTAACCTTACGTAGAAATTTAATCGTAATTACAGAAGGCGCTTTAAGGGTTTTATATTTTTCACTAGTGATAATCCCCTCAACATTTGTTTCGCCGCCTTTTCCATAAAAGACTTCATCATTTTCTGTCACTACAGCAGATTCAGAGAGCCAGTCCACGATCTCACGAACAAAGTTTACAAATGAATCATTTAATAGCTCGCTAGAAACAGGCATAAATCCGGCGAACTTTTTGACGTTGTACCAGATTTGTTCGAATTCCATGTTTTTCAGTTCTTTAATTTGTTCTTTCTCGGCTGTATTATAGAGTTTTCCAGCCACACCTTTTCGGACTGTATAACTCCCTGATGGGGCAGTTTTTGGCACAACGCGAACCAGATTCCGAACAGAGTTTAATTCCTTGATGGATTTTAAAATCTCTTTTGAAATATCGTCCGGAACAGTATATCCGCCGTCTTTATCACTTCCAGCAGACAAAGAGCGATTTTCTTTTAGGACACGCTGCATCATGCTTCTTTCTTCTTCGCCAAGGTCATGGCTACGTCCGGTCAGCACTTTAAACCAAGCATCCCGGTACTCTTTTGTAGCTGTTAAAATATCGCGCTGTTCGGGTTCTTCATCGGGCTTTCGTTCGAATTCTGGTACAAAGTTTCGTTCTTCACCCAATGCCGGCAGTTCCAAGCCACGCTCTTCTGACATAAGCTCGATTTGTTTTTGTAGCGCCTTGGCTTCATCAAGCATGCTGCGGGCTTCTTCGGACTTCCCTTCATTTAAAAGATTGGATGCCTCTTGTTTTTTCTGTGTGAATTTTTGTCTCAATTCACGTTCTTTTTTCGTCATAGCAACTGTCATTCGTATTTCCTCCTTGAATTTGGACATAAAAAATAGACCTAAATTGTCAGGTCTAAAAGTTCAAGCTCCATTTTTAATTTTTCAATTGGGGCAGCACGCATTTCTTTTAACTGCTCCACTTTAGCCAGGCTTCGTTCACTAACAACGGCCTCCGTATCGCTATATGCAGGTGTTGTGACCAGCGATATATCAAAGATTCTATCTATAGCATTGATTCGCCGTTCATAAACTCCTTCTTCATCATTATGCTGCCACTCATCCGGCTCTCCATTTCTGTGATCCAAAGAAAAAGCAAAAGAACACTGATTAACGACTCCGCTTCTAACATTCACCATTAAATCCTTCGCATACGACGTGTCTGTAGGGATAAAACGGAATTTGAGACCTATTGCATCTGTTTCTAGCTCAAGCCTCCCTACGTCCTCAGAAACGGTATTTCTCGCTAAGGGATAATCCTGACGATGATTAAAAAGCGCGACTACGTTAGAAAGGTCTGTAGAATCCAGGGCGTTCCGGCTGATGATTTCTTTAAACCATCCTCCCAACGGCTCGGACCATTTTTCGAATTTCAAAGCGTATCCCTCAATAAAATGCCTTTTCTCTTCGCCTTCACCGGCAGAGCGTAACTCAATTTTCGTTGTTAGATGACGTACTTCCTTGTTCACTTTTGTTTTCACCCCCTTTAACTGATTTTGCTTTACTCATTTGATATTGCTCAAGCGTATCTAAGAACGTGTAATTTAGAGAAACAAGATGACGGTCTCCATTTTCTATGGCATTTCTCTCTTCTAATGCTCGGATTTCATTAATATTCAAACCGCTGATGCGTTCCATAATTTCGTAATACTCAGCCCTTGATTTTGCATCACCGCGTAATTCGCTATTAACATTAAATTTGGTATAGTACCCCTTTTTAATATCGTCATCGGTAAACAGCTTAGTAATGAACTCTTGTTCAAACGATACTAACCACGGCTGAAGTGTATTTTTTACATATTCAATAGATTGGTGTTCGATATTGCTAAAAGTCGCCCGATCGAGCTCATTGATCTTATGCAAAGGAACTTTAAAAATAGAGGCAATTTGAGCCTTATTAAATTTCATTGATTCTACAAACTGTGCCTCTTGCAATGGCATTGAAATTGATTGATAATCAAGCCCGGCATCAATAATGGCAATATTTCTCCCTGCATTTACCCTGTCCCATTCTCTCCTTGCTCGGTCCTTCGCGCCTTCCTCTAACAAGGTAGGCACTTTCAGAATACCCCTGGGAGTGGCATCATTCTTATACAACTTCGCGTTAAATTTTGTAGCAGCTGATTGAGCTCCGACTTGCTCTCTTATAACGCCTATTGGACTTTTACCGTTAATCCCGTCCTCAGTCATACCTTTGAAATGCAAAACCTCATCAGCATACAATTCCACTCTTTTTGAATTAATGATGGTTTCATACCACAAAATTCCTGTATTCGGGTCCACATAGGGATGAGTATTGGCCGGATTTAATGGTAGCAAATCAGTAATAAAACCATTTTTATCAGGCTTTAAATACGAATATCCATTGCCCCAGGTACAAACATGAGTCATCATGAGCTTCTTCCAAGTGAAAGCTGTCATGTATTGATTCGGTTTAAGATAAAGTAATGAAGCAATGGGATGATGCATCCCGCTTTCGATATTACCATTAACCTTCTGGAATGTATGAATCGAAAGTTTAGCAATATCATCGGATAAGACGTTCACACAGGAAAACACATCAGGATGAACCAGTGCAGTAGCTTCACTTACACGCTCACCGCTTGCCGTTTTGGAACCGCCAAACATATCAACTATCCACTCCGGTGGATCAGCAAGGTTCCAGGGATCAGATTCGTTTGATCTTTTTGAAAACAATCCTTCTAAAAACAATTAATCACCCCCTTTTCTTGCTTAAAAGCGCAGCAAAAAACATAAAAAATGCACCCGTCAGAATAAGACCGATGTTTGCGTTCAAACGATATGCGGCAGTCAGAACAAAAGCAGCTCCAATGATAAATAGAAAATCATTCAAAAAGAGTAGAAAGACCTTCAATATTTTCTTCACTCCTACACCACCTTTAGAAAGAGAAAGAAGCTGACTGAATATAAGCATTTAAATCAACTTCATTATTAATCTGTGAAGCGCGCACATACGCATTAATTAAAGCTGCTGCCGGATCAATACGCTGAGTTGATTTGGATTTATCAAGCATGATATTCTCCTGGGCGTCTACTTTTGTTACCGCATTACCCATCGCCCATGTTAACAAATCATTTTTAGGATGAATGATTTTTTTCGCCTTCACTTTAGCTCTAAAATCTTTTGTTGGTTCGGACAACGTGGCTACGCCCTGCCGTATCTCAACCATTGTGTATCCATCCGCTTCCATTTGCTGAGCAAACTGTGTGGCGTTATATGGATCATAGCCTATTTCCTTGATACGCCAGCCGTTTTCTTTCTCCATTTTCTTAATGTAGGCCCTGATATAGTCGTAATCAACAACGGCACCATCTGTTGTCGTTAACCATCCCCTTTTCTTCCACAAGTCATATGGGACGTTATCTGTCTTCATTCTTTCATGGAATGTATCCTCCGGCATAAATCCGTGACTTTCTACAGCAAAACTGCCGTCATCTAATGGAAAGATAAAAGATGCTGCCGTTAAATCAATTGTTTTTGATAAGTCAATGCCGACATAGCACTCTCGGTTTTTCAAATTCGGGATTTTATCAGAACCGCAATCTGTCCAGGCTTGCATATCCATATAGCCGTTCTCCCGCATGTTAACCCAGATATTCATGTTCTTTGTCATGAAATTCCGCATTTTCTCCGGGACGGCAAGCGCGACCTCCAACTCTCCGCGCAAATAATTCAATCCATGCTCATTGGCAGCGACAATCGGGTTAGCTTTAATCCAATTCTTTTCGTCTTTGACGTCATCACCTTTATCAAGCTCATTGATCATCACAAAATACTGTTCATTTTGTTCCACCTTATTCGGGTCCAATATGCGAGACACGTAATCATATTCAACACGATAAGCAGGATTATTCAATTCAAATCCGGCTGTAGTAATAATCAGCATTAACGGCTGAGCACGGGCAGCCATACCGGAAGCCAGGACATCATAAATCTCTGAAGTTTTATGAGCGTGGTATTCGTCGATAATGCCGCATTGCGGGTTAAAACCATCCCCTGTTTTGCCAGCATCCTTGGAAAGCGCCTCGATTTTAGATTGAGTTTTTGGATGCTCGATTTTTCCATATGCAATTCGATATTTTTTCTCCGGCTTGTTCAAAAGGTCAGCTTGCATAATCTGCGCCTTAATTTCATTCCAGCAGATTTTTGCTTGTTCCGTTTTTGTGGCGCCAATGTAAACCTCGGACATATATTCATCGTTAGCCATTGCCTCATAGGAACCGACACAAGCCAAGCTCTGCGTTTTGGTGTTTTTACGGCCGACCTGCCAATAGACTTTTTTAAATCGGCGATAGCCGGTATCCTTATGCACCCATCCGTACACATTGCCAAAGATGAATATTTGAATAGGCTCAGGTACAATATTTTCACCCTGCAAAGGCCCTTTCGTATGTTTAAACTGAGTCATCCAGTAAAGGAACCGGCGGGCTTTTTCATCATCAAACACATAAGGAAACTCCCTTGTTCCTTCCCGACTCACATCATTTAAAAAACGCTCACAGGCCCAAATGTGTTTTTCACACGCCACAATCTCACCCGATATCACTTCGCGCGAGTAATCAATGAGAAATTGTTTTATTGTCTTCATACGTTTTTAAACTCCTTCTCCGCAGCCGTCTTTTCCCGCTCTTCCTGCGTACGGGTGATAGCAAGTTTTGCACGAGCAGACGGTGTAAGGCCAAAGTCATTCGCTGCTGATTTCATTTGATCAAAATAATTCTTTTGCCGCTTTAACAAAGGATGTTCTTCACCAACAAGCTTTATTGGATTGCCGTCTTTGTCTTTTCCTTCTGTATGGACCATGATCCCGTCTTCTTCAATGATTTTAGAAATTGATACATACTGCGAATATGCATTACAATAGGCAGCCAACATGCTGATGTCCGCTTCCGTGATGATTTCAACTTCTGTTAATAGAGCAGCAACCCGTTTGAATTCTTTTTTCCCGACCTTATCCAACCACGTTGGCGGTTTTATATTATCGGATCGCATTTTCATTTTCTTCTCGTGCTCAGCCCTGGCGGCCAGCTCTTCCGTATTCTTTTTATTTGGGTTGCCCTGTATCAATTGAAGCGTCGCGGATTTTGCAGGTCTCGGCATGTTCTCACCTCATTTCACATCAAAAAAGTTGCATTTTTTGCTTGTTTTTTTCACCAATCGTGATACGATGGAATTAACAACAAAACCAGTCGTACCAAGCCCTCTCGGCAATTTCGCCGGGAGGGTATTTTGTTTTTCCGGAACTTTGAAAAGCGGTGTTTGTTTGCAGAAGAGGGGGCGCCGTTCTCCAAACGTTTCCTTTCCAGAGATTTGGGTAGGGGGGGAGGGTCACTTACCCTTACCGCCATGAACCTTGTTATGACAGGCGTTACACAGGCTTACAAGGTTGTCCAAGTCTAATCTTTTCGCCCAATCTTCCTTTACTTCCACAATATGATGCACCATGTCAGCTGGAGTGAAGCAATGATCTTTCAAACAATGCTGACAGAGATAATTGTCTCGTATCAATGCAAGTTGTCTTGTTCGTTTCCAATCTGTTGATTTATAAAAACTTGTTATTGTTTTGTTTCTTGAATGTTTGTTGTAATGTTTAGTTTCTTCTTGTTGTTGTGTCTTGTGTGTATCACAGTACCGGTCACGGGTGAGGCTGGGGCACCCAGGGGCGGGGCATACTCTTAGGGGCTTACGGGGCATACCCTTCACCTCGCTCATTCCTATTGTAAAAGTTCTCTTTCCACAACAACTTTTGCGCTATCAATTCTCCGTTCTCATCTTTCTCATTAATCCCTAAACTCTCATAAGAGTGATGAAGTAATCCTTTAACTCTGCTGTATGGATGTACCTCACTTATACGTGCAATACGTTCAACTGCTAATAGGTTATGCAATCCATAGTCACCAAGGCACCCTAAAGCCTCTACGATATCAGCATCCTGCCAAGGGCAACCTGAGACACGCAATTGGTATAAACCCTCATGTACCATTGCTGTAGTTATAATGTGCTTTGTGGCAGTGTTATAAGGTAGCATGGTGTGACCTCCTTTTAAAAACAAAAACGCCTTCCATTCAGAGACAGAAAGACGCTATTGATTTATTCTATTATTCTCTTGATCAATCAGCAGCTGCATTAGTATTTAGATTTGAGCATTCATCTTTTCGTATTCAGCAAGCAGACGCTCTGCCTTTTTTAATCTTTTTGCTTTTCCATATTGGTTCCTTATTGTTCTTATCCTCTTTTGAAGCGATCTTATATGAGGCGTAGTCACAGAGCAAACTGTTTTATGCTGGCATGATGGGCATTGAATGAACCCAATTACTACGCTATTTTCTTATTTGTGCTCAAGTAAAACGATATGATGTTCATCGCCACATTGTTCGCATTTGCTAAAAGGTTTCATAGTGCTCTCCCCCTTCAAAGTCTGAACCATATTCTTTCTAAACTGCCACCGTACTCAAGCCGTTAACCGCCAATAGTCTATCCTGAGATTTACCGGAAGCAGTTTACAGAGAATATAAAAAAGCACCCGGTAGGGTGCTCCAAAAAACAACTTATCTCTTTCTGACTGTAAAAGAAGTGACCTGCTGCATGCTTATTACAAAATTTGTCCCATTAAGTTCAAATTCATACCAATCTTTACATGCTTTAATCTCGTCAATCAGGGCTCTTGCAGATTCAGCTTCAATTCTAGCTGATGTAGAATTTTCATCATCAAATCTAAAAACAACATTAAAAGTCATAGTTCCACCTCCCACTTTATTATTATCGGTGATAAAGCGTGACAATGGAACAATTTGTCGAAAAAATCCCCCTAAACTAATAATTAAACTAGACACGTATTTTTATACGTGTTATAATGAGAATATAGAAAGGAGATGGTAAACATCTAATGAGTTCCAGAGAATTAATCAAGTTAATTCAAAAAGATGGATGGTACCAAGTCAGAGTAAAAGGCAGTCATCATCAGTTTAGACATCCCGTTAAAAAAGGACTTGTAACCATCCCGCACCCAAAAAAAGACTTTCCAAAAAGAACAGTAAACTCAATCCTTGAGCAGGCAGGGCTAAAATAGCCCTTCTTGCATCAGGGGTTAATGAGATAAATAATGATATAATAAAATGAAAAAGGGGTTTTGCATCAAATGAAAAAAGATCGTTACATTTATCCAGCCCTTTTCGATTATGACGATGACGGAATCACAGTTACATTTCCTGATTTACCAGGTTGCATAACGTGTGGCAATACAGATGAAGAGGCTCTTACCATGGCAAAAGAAGCGATGGCATTACACCTATATGGACTTGAGCAAGATGGTGAAGAGATTCCTGCAGCTACACCAACCAAGGAAATTAAAACTGAAGATAGTCAAAGTATCGTACTAATCGAAACCTGGATGCCGCCTTTCCGTCATGAAATGGAAAACGCAGCTGTTAAGAAAACATTAACAATTCCACGTTGGATTGATGAGATTGCAAAAGAGCATAAGATCAATTACTCTCATCTACTTCAAGATGCAATTAAAGAACATCTTGGGATTTATAAAAATCCGAGATCTTAATTTTTAACTTTAATTGTCAACTTATGTAAAGAGCAAAGTGAGCAGCCAGCCGGTTGCTCTTTTTTATTACCCCCTTATGCTAATGGCTTATCAAAATTGATCTCACACATACTCCGAGAGGAAGCCAAGTATAGCAAGATCGCACAATGAAACACGATAATATTACTACTCTCCCGATACGGACGCCTCAGACTAGCTGCTATCCAGGCTCAGAATGTTCCTCTCGTTTTGGCTTCATTCCTCAACACCTTTGTTCCGTATCCGAATTCGTCTTGATAAGGGAAAGACGCTTCTCCCGTATATTTTGATAAGTTTTATTTATCGTATTTCGTTGATAGGTTAAGTTTACCGAGATTTGAAACATAAATAGTCCCCCTTTTTGTCCCCTAAAATGTCCCCTGTTTTGTCGGAATTTTATCGACAAAAAAGCACTCAGATAATTCCGAGTGCTGTGGCAATACGTAGAATGGCACGCTGTTTTATTTCATAATAGGTATCCTTTTTCATGCCAAGTTCCATATAGATATGAATGTCTTTTGTTTGGCTGGCGCTTAAGTATTTCTTTTCAATGATCATGCGTTCTTCATCGTCTAGGCTATTTACCAAGGCTCGTTCTATTTGTTTAACCTTCAACTCATTGACATTGTGTGAATTACGAATAGAAGGGAAAAGATTTATACCGAGATCCGAGCACTCTTTTTTATTTTCGATCTGAACCTTTAAAGCTCTGTAATCTTTCAGTTCTTTGATTATTATTTTTCTTACTGCCTTTATATCAACTTCATCGACTACTAAAGATAATTGCAATTAAACTTCCCCTCCTTTTTTTTAAAAAAACTGTATATACCAAAACGATTCAGTGCAATTTATATATCGGAGGTGAAACTAATGGAAAATGAAGAAAAAGTAATATTCAGATCACAAAAACCAATCCCCATAGAAATTTCTTATGAAATACCAGAAGGTATGGAACCCGAAAGGTGCGAATGGGGGTGTTGGATTGGGGTCGATGGTAAAATGCAATGTGGATTTAGATGCGATATGTAATTCATTGCATTTTTGCAGTAGAAACTTCCCATTAAGTTTCTACTGCGTTTTTACTTCAATTCTTTCAGCTATTAATACTTTTTTCAAGAGCATATAAAACAGCATGAAATCTACAGTTTTTAAAGGGGCCATATATCTTATTTTTAATGATCAAAACAAACTCACGTTCTGTTCCGATACATGCAAAATCGCCCTGAATATAGTTTCTGACTATCCCCATTTATTTCACCCTCGATAGACGCTGCACGTCTGAAATGGTCATTTGGTGATCAGCTTCACGGACTGCCTCGGCAAATGTTTCAATACCGGTATCCCATAAACCATGGCGCTCGATAATCTCAGAGAATTCCTCAACGTCATGTTCGCGAATTCCCCAGCTGTCTGGATCAGTGGCAGCGCCGTACACAGTCACCCATTTACTTTGGTCTTTCGGGTCTGGCTCTTCCCATTCTTCTCGAGTAAAATGGCAAAGCTCATGATCTACCAGGGCAGCGCGCTGTTCCTCCGGCATTGTCTTCCATGCAGCCTTATTGATAAAGACGAAAAGCATGTAATCCGTCATATGACGTTCGAATGCTGTACATTTTTTCGCCTTTCCTGCCCATTTGCTGTTACCCTCACGGAGATAAAAACCAATTTGCTGTTTAGCGTCTTTTAAATGTGGGTGGTGTTCATCAATTATGCTTTCAGCCAGCTGCCGTACTTCCTTCGATTCCTCAAAACCTACAAATGCCATGTTACTTCCTCCCTTTGATTGTTTTATTCAGATTTACACAAGCCCGCCTTTCAGCAGTTCTCGGGCCATATAATGAAAGTGATGGTAAATGTAATTTCCGGTAGCGTTAGGGCTAAGAAAAACAGTTGAAAAGCCGTAGCGAACCTCAAATGTTTTCAAGCTGCCCAGCAGCGCTTTCGGTTCATACTTTGAACGATATTTTCCGTTCAGTATTTTTTGATACCCTTCCAGGTCTTCCACAAGAAGTGTGAACGGATGCCTGGACGCCCGGATCAATTCATTTTCAAAACGAGAACGATCTTTAATCGACTGCACCAACTCGTCCACTCCATTTTTCCGTTCAATGGCTGCATTCAAATACATATCACGGCTGATTCCAAATTCATCATTTTTAGGAATCATTGCAGAGTAATCGCCGGTTTTCATTCCTTTGAATTTGATTCCCACTTTCTTTTTACGGAGATAATCAAGAACATGCTGATTTTTTTGCTCCCTCGTATCCACAATTATGATCATGCTGTCCAGAATCTCTTTTAACTCAGTTTCCGAATAGTTATAGTGAATAATTGTCATGCTTTCTTCCCCTTAAAATACGACATGGCCCGATCATAGATTTCTATGGAAAGCCGGTCCGTTTCCTCACTTTCAAAGTTTGAAACGGATTCCTTTAGCTCCCTCCAGCCGTTCTCCCAAAAGAGAACAAGCAATTTCATCACCTTCATAACTGATTCATAATCATGATTGAACCAGTCATCTATTTTTCTATTAATTTCTTGATCAATACCCATGTAATAATTAATGATTTTATCTATGGTCTGTTTCACATTATGTTCATGATCCGAGTATTCGCCTTTTAAATACCGGATAATTCGCTTTTTGTAAGATTGGACAAATGCCTCAAGTTCCGGATAGACTTTTTCTGGTTTCTCAATATAAAGATCGTTTCCATCAAGAACCAAACGAGAGCCCAATACCTCTAAATCGGAACAAATTTGTTTTGGGTGCAATTTTCTCACCTCTTTTTATCAAAACGGGTTAATGAGTTAACGAAGGTTAATGCATTTTGTATTAAAGCCCTATATATATATTTATTTTTTTATTAATTAATTTTCATGTGAGGGGAACAAACAAAATCATTAACCCTTATTAACCCTAAAAATAATTAAAATCTATAGATAGAGCCCTAACCCCTTGATACTAAAGGATTTATAGCTTTTTTCTATTTATAGAAGTAACCTTTTTGGAGTCACTGTTTGCATTTGATTCATTAACCCCTTCGTTAACCCTTTCCGAAAAATTCAAGTGGCTCTGATATTTGTTTAGCCCTATACCATAAAAGAAGACTTTATTTTTCGCTCCGTTTTCCTTCTTAAACCCTCGAATTTCAATTTGTCTATAAAAAGCACGATTTTTGAGTTCAATCTCATCATTTTCATAACACCAGTTTTTGTAATCCTTATAGAGCTCTTTTGCTTCAATTTTTGCGGAAGGATGAACAACACATCTTTCTGACATATACGGCCCTAATATATCCATATCCTCGCGGTAACCTTCCGTTGCTTTTCGGATCACTTTTGGTTCTTTAAGCCCTTCCTTTTGCCACTTCAAGCAGCCTTCCACCGCCCACCTGAGAATGCCAGGCATTTCTGCAGCAAGTTTCTGCGGAAGCTTTTTGTCCACTTTCTCTTTCGGAATGGTGACAGTGAACGGAACAAGCCGGATACGCCGCCAGATACCCTCATCGCTGCCTTTTACAATTGGTTTATGGTTTGTCGTAAAGAACACTTTAAATTCTGGAGTAAACTCAAAATACTCCTGGCGTAAGAAACGCGCGGACATCTTTTCTCCCCCGGTGATCTGCTTCACCAACGACTCGGACAGCTGCTGACCTTCTTCACTCTCAACGGCCGACACAAAGCGCGCCCCGTCGAGCCGGGCTATGTCATTGTTGATGCTGCTATCATTTTTCTTTTTTATGAATGTGTCGCTGTTCGTCTGCCGGCCATAGTCGCCCAGCAGCTGCTGAACTGTATTGATAAACGTTGATTTACCGTTACGGCCATTACCAAACAGAAAGAACATGACTTGTTCCGTAGTATCCCCCGTCAATGAATAGCCAATTGCTTTCTGCATAAAATCAATAATTTCATAGTTTGGCTGCCCTTGTTCATCTATAAAAATGCTTTCTAAGAATGCCTTCCAGTTTGGGCAGTCGGCATCCTTTTGATAAGCCACTGATGAAATTTTAGTGAATAGAAAATCACGATCATGTGGCAGCAGCTCCCCAGTTTTTAAGTCAATCACACCATTCTCACAGTTAAACAGATATTTATGAGAGTCGAGTTCTTGTTTTCTTACAGCAACCATCGGCCGGGTATCCAGGATGGTGTTCATTCGAATATTGCGACGCTCGCATTTTTTAGCCCAATCGTTAAGCAGCTTTTTTCTATAGCTGTCTTCCGTGGCTTTCGCTTCTCCGTAAATGGCACGGAGGGTTTGGGCAGTTAATGCCTCGATCTGCCTTTTGCTATCTTCCTCCCACATCTTGCCGTTCCAGATTAACCAATCAAGCTCGTTACAATATCTGATATTCTTGCCATGGTAATATACAAGCCTTTCAGCGTTCCCTAGCTCGGTCAGGTGAAATACCGGCGGCGTGTCTATGATTTCCTCTGTGTCCGCAACATGTGAGGCCTGCGGCTGCGAGAAATACACTTCATACGGCTGTTCTTGCTGTTCCATCAAGTCAGATATTGTGGGACCTGTCGAGTAGATAGCTGCAGCAATAGTCATTTCTCCATATGTAGCCCCGTCTGCTGAATGCTGCCGATCCCACTTTTCGCGAAACAAATTTGATTCACGAAACATGGAATCCATTTTCGATGCGTCCTTATCGGTCCAGAATGCTAGGTGATTACATAAAGCCATATCCGTGGAAGAATGATCGCCGTTAATCAGCTGGCCGTTAAACAGGTCCTGAATGCTTTTTCCGTTTTTACTGTTGAACATTCTTTCCCAAATTTCTTTATTTGAAAGATTACTCATATCGCTTGCTGATTGTGATCGGGTGCTTACTGATTTTGCTTCTTCCTTCTCTGTCAGATACTTATCAAAGATAGTTTTGATTTCTTCTGATCGTTCCTGAACAGGTCCAACATCAAGACTGTTTCCGGTGAATGTGAAATACCGGCCATGCCTGTATACTTCCAGGCCTTTATCTATATTTTTTCTCCCTGTGCCCGGTCCGCGTAATGGGAGCTTGCCTTTCGCGATAATATGAACACCTTCACCACTCGGAGAGTATTCAGTATAGCTGCTGATCGTCTGGATGATTTCCTGAGCGAAAGGAGATAGAACACCGTCATTTACACAGTGATCTATATCTATTCCGATGAACGGATCTTCTTTAGAAAACATGAAGCCGATGCCGTCATACTCCTGTTCATTGAAAAACTTCATGATAGTGGCAAAGGTGGACCAGGTTCTCTTATTGCTTGATTGAGCCATGCTGCCATCAATCTGATATGGCACTTTCGTTTTTTTGCCGTTACGCTCTTCCGAACGCCATAAAATCCACTGAGGGGCGTTTTTTAGCTCTTGCGGTATATTTTTAAAGTCGTACATGTATTAACTCCCCTTTAAAAACGAGGGAGCTATACACTCCCTCAAATGTATTTCTTGTGATCAAAATGGTACATCTTCATCGCTCACTGTTATTGAGCCGGTATCCGGTGCCGGCGCTTCTGACGGCTTAAACGCTTTGACTTCTGGATATTTTTTGCCGTTATGCTCTCTTTCTCCGACAACTAGGCGGATCGGTTTATTGAGGAAAGCATTCGCCCATTCAATATGATCCTTAAATTTCATTCCGTTCGGGAAGCCCGCGGCCTTTGATGCTTGATGAAATCTCCACATTGCATTATCTGTAACAGTGAAATTGTCATATAGAATTTTCTGCCCCTGACATGGCTGCTCAACGTCGGAACGGATTTCATAATCAACGACAAGACGCTGGTTGCCGGATGCAGCCGTTTTTCCTTCAAAGTTGATAACTGTCGCTTCATATTCTCCTGGTTTAATTGGTTCAAATGCTTCGCCTTTGCTGTGGTCTACTGTGAACATATTTAATTCCTCCAATTTTTGTTTTATTTGCCGTTTAGTACAGCTACAAGATTTTGAGTAATTGAATCCACTACATGCGGATCGGTGATGTCTTCATTTCGCAAATCATAAATTACACTGTCTATGCCACTATTCAATCTATCAATCTCTGAAATTAACCAGGGCACATCAGATATGGTCGCATGCCCCCGAATCTCTTCGAGTTTTGAATCATTTTTCACTTGGCTCACCTCCAAGTACGCTGTTTAATCTATCAATAGCAGCATTAGCAAGTTTGATATTCCATTGTTCAAGCTTCTGATTCGCTTTGATCTGGAACTCCTCAATCATTTGCGCAGCCTTTTCGTTGCTTTCAATCATCATTTTGATGTGAGTAATCAAGCCGATGCGCTCTGTTTCTTCTTCCGCCTTTACGTCAATGCCCAGCTCAAGCCACTGATAAAGTTTGCGGCCGACTTCTGGGTTTAGCTTGATTGAAGATCCTTCAAACATCCGCGTATTGTCTTTTGACGTCTCAGCCATATGATCAATATCAATATTGAAGTTGAGCATAAACTCGTATTCCATTTCATCTTTCTGTACAGGTTTTGTTCCAACCTTACGTGGAGCCATTTTGCCGTTATTATCAGGCTCCACTACATACTCCGTTTTTGTTCTCAATGTCGCCAAGATGTGAACGTCATTTTGTGTTAACGTCTTAATGAGTTTGGTTGTTTCCGGCGCAAGTTTGCCCCAGTTTTGAAACGAGTTGCCGGACATGCTGCCATGTGTTTCAACTATTCCGCCTTCACCCTGCCAGTTGTGTGAGAGTGAATCAATTATGACAACTTCGGCACCGGCGTTCTTAATTGCTTCGACTGCCATTTGATATCGTTCTGTCGTATACGGCGGTGTAAAATCAATATGCTTAAAGCTACCGATGCGAATTTCATCAAACTGTAAATTAGCGTACAGTTGTGCGCGTCGGTGCTCAGTATCAACGACACCGATCTTTGACCAGATTTCCTCGTCGTTTGCTTCTGGATATGCCTCACGCATCATTCCGTAAGCTACCAGAAGGGCGCCGGCCGTCTTACCGGAACCACTCGGACCGATAAAACCCACAATTGCTTTTTCCTTTTGACGCTGCGCGTCTGTTACTTGAAACATCCCTTACACCTCCACTTTGAAGCTGACTGTTTCCGGCTGCACTTCTACGCCTGGGACAGCTTGTCCATTTGAATCTATTACTATCGGTTTACCTTCCAGCTTGGTGACAGTGAGTGTCTTTTTAAGATCACCCCATGCCACAGACTCTTTTATAAACTCTTCCATACCGGCATCCTTCACATGCTGCAGAAGTTTTTCCTTGTCCACTTCTTTAGGTGCTGCTTTTGTTGTCCTGCTTTTAGATTTCCCATAAGGTGTGGAAAGTGTTTTTGCCTTCGGGTCTTCCTGCAGCTGCTTTGTATGATAGACACTAACCAGGTTTTCAAAGAATGAAAGACTGTCAGCTAAAGGCTTAAGCTCCTGCCTTTCCCATTCTTCAATACGTTGTTTTTCTGTGGCTGCCAGCGCTTTGATTTCCTTTTCCTGCGACTTAAGTGCGGCTATTTTCCGGAAAGCCCAGTTCAGGCTGTTCATATCAGTGATTTCAAACTGTGGACGGTCCCCCGGTAGTTCGCCGTTATTAATTTCATTTAGTTCAAAGTCCTGTAATGGATTCATATGAGACACCTTCCTCTATTTGATTTTGTTGAGAGTTCCATTTAAAATGAAGTTGCTTGTTTGTTTTTAGTCCACATTGCCGTGTGGGCTTTTTTTATTTACTTCTTCATCGGCATCCTCTTCCCGATCCCGGTCATACTGGAGATACTCTTTTGGATAACCGTAACGATTAATTTCCGTTATGATCGGATGCTCAAGATTCATATACAGGCCTCTTTACGATTGAGACATCAAGACCTTTACTAAGAAATTGAGTTGCAACTTCATGTAGCTGAACGACTTGTTCAGGATGATGCATCCGTTTGATTTCCTTGAACATTTCAGCAGCTGACAAACAGAGATCAATACATTCATCGAAATTGTTATCCTCTATTTCATCTGGAAGCAATTCGTTCAGCAGAAACTGTGCGGATGCCAATTTACGTTTAGCTTTTTCCTTATCTGATTTAAGAAATTGATTTAGATTCATGCTTTTACTCCCTTCATTTCTAAATAGACATGACAACATTTGATCATTTGTTTGTTAGAGAAATGAGCAATTTTAAATCGGTTCTTTTTGATCATCTTCTGCTCAAATTCAGCGAAGAAGGCTGCAAGTTCAATTGCCTTTTCTTTCGTCATTTGATTTGTCTCCTTTCTCCAATGCCTCTTTTTCGAGAATCCTTGGAACCGATAACTTCATGAAAATTTCATAAAGCCTGGCTTCTACATGTGCTGGCAGCTCTATCATATCCACCCTCCTCAACTACTTGTATTTCCGTCATTTTTAACACATTTAAATCCAGATTTATAAAAATCGCTATTCTGGAAAGTGTCTTTGTACTTGGCAGATATCTTCCGTTTTCAATGTCAGAAAGATAAGTCCTTGACAAGCCTAGCGCCTTCGCCATTTCTGTCTGTTTCAAGTGCTTTTCTTTCCGTTTGTTTTTAATTAAAGCTCCAAGCTTTTTCCCATCCAGCATGTTTATCACCTCCCGTTAAGGTATGGCTAAATTGTACGGTATTCACGACATTTTGTAAAAGTCGAAATATGACGAAAATCAAGCATTTTGAAGATTTAGAGAGTATTTAGCTTGTATTTCCGTCATTTTGCTAAAAAATACTTGTATTTCCGTCATTTTTGGTATTGTATTTCCGACATTTGGGCACTATAATTGGGACATAACAAACGACTCGTGTAACCTCGTGTAAGCTCGTGTAATGCAGTGAGGTCCACTGTGTTGTAAAGGAGATAACCGATAATGACTGTAGGGCAAAGAATTAAAGCTATTAGGAAGGAACGGAAGTTAACTCAAGTACAACTGGCTGACAAAGCTAATCTTTCTCGTTCATACCTTGCAGATATTGAAAGAGATAGATATAACCCCAGCCTTTCCACCTTGGAATCTGTAGCAGGTGCACTCGGTGTGCAGGTCTCTGCAATTGTTGGTGAAGAAAAACTTATAAAAGAAGAGCCTGTAGAATATAACGCTAAAGAAGAAAAAGACATTGCAAAGCGTATGGAGGAAATAAGAAGGGACTTAGAGAACTCGGATGGACTAAGCTTCTCTGGCGAGCCTATGAGCCCTGAAGCCATTGAGTCCCTCATGGAAGCAATGGAACACATCGTTCGTCAAACGCAAAGAATCAATAAGAAATACACTCCAAAGAAATACAGAAAAGACGATCAAGACGACTAGGGGGCCTTATACTTTGATAAAAGCAGCTGTGCAAAAACTAATTAAAAAGTATAAAACCAGTAATCCTTATGAACTTGCATCATATTTAAATATCAATGTTTTTCAATGGGACTTACACCATGAAATAATGGGGTTTTATAAATACGACAAAAGAAACAAATATATCGTTATCAATTCTAACTTAAGCCAAGGTGAAAAAACATTTGTCTGTTCTCATGAACTGGGGCACGCACAATTGCACCCTCGCGCTAATACTCCTTTCATGAAAGAACATACTCTTTTCTCAGTTGATAAGGTCGAAGTTGAGGCAAATACTTTTGCCGTTGAACTTCTTCTTCCTGACTGGGTTATAAGCCAGTATAAAACTACAAACTTTACCCTAAAAGACGTTGCTGTGATGAATGGGGTGCCAGCAGAGTTAGCACATTTAAAAGATTTATCGGGGGTTAAAAATTTTTAACCTCAAAACAGAACATACGTTTCTAGGAGGATGTTTCAATTGGAACTAATGGAAGCGAACAGCCATAAGAATGTTGGAATATACGTTAGGGTTTCGACAGAAGAACAAGCGAAAGAAGGCTATTCAATCGCTGCCCAAAAGGAAAAACTGAAAGCCTATTGCGTTTCCCAAGGATGGGCAAACTACAAATTTTATATAGACGAAGGAAAATCAGCTAAAGATATACATAGGCCTTCACTGGAATTAATGCTCAGACACATAGAACAAGGTATCATTAACACAGTTCTAGTATATAGGCTCGACAGGTTGACCAGGTCTGTTCGTGACCTCTACTCTCTTTTAGACTACTTTGACAAGTACAATGCCGTTTTCAGGTCCGCCACTGAGGTCTATGATACAGGATCAGCAACTGGCAGGCTTTTTATCACGTTAGTTGCTGCTATGGCTCAATGGGAAAGAGAGAATTTAGGGGAACGGGTAAAAATGGGACAAGTTGAGAAGGCTCGACAGGGACAATACAGTGCCCCTGCTCCATTTGGTTTTACGAAAGAAGGCGAGTACCTGGTCAAGAATCCTAAAGAGGGTGAAATACTTTTAGATATGATTGATAAGATTAAAAAAGGTTATTCACTAAGGGAATTAGCTGATTATCTCGACGAATCAGACGCTGTTCCAAAAAGGGGTTATAAATGGCATATAGCCTCTATACTAGTAATGTTGAAAAATCCAGTATTGTACGGCGCTTTTCGGTGGGGTGATGAAATAATTGAAGATGCTTTTGAAGGCTATATCTCTAAAGAGGAATTTGATCAACTACAAAAAATATTACACGATCGGCAAAATTTTAAGAAAAGAGAAACCTACTCAATTTTTATATTCCAAACAAAAATAATTTGCCCCAATTGTGGAAACCGACTCACAAGTGAGCGCTCTAAGTATTTCAGGAAAAGAGACAATAAGCACGTAGAAAGTAATCACTATAGATGCCAAGCCTGTCTTTTGAATAAACGCCCTACAATCGGAGGCAGCGAAAAAAAATTCGAAAGAGCTTTAATTGAGTATATGCAGAATGTGAAACCAAGACTCGAACCGATAATACCGGAAGAGAAACAGCAGGACTATGATAAGCTTCATCAAAAAATAATCAGTATTGAAAAACAAAGAAAAAAGTATCAAAAAGCTTGGTCTATGGATTTAATGACAGATCAAGAGTTTGAGCAGCTAATGGCAGAAACAAAAGATGCTCTGCAAAAAGCGCAAGCTGACCTGGAACAAGAGCAAGCTTTTCATAAACCTAAAAATCCTATTGATATTGAACGTGCTAAAGAAATTGTAACTATGTTTAAAGAAAGCTGGTCTGTCTTGACAAGCGAAGAGAAAAGACAAACAGTCCAAGAATTAATAAAACAAATTGAATTTGAGAAGAAAGACCGTAAAATCAAGATTTTAGACATCCAATTTTATTAG